AAAATGTTCCCGGTTATAGTTTGAATAAACAATTTAATAATGCACTAGCATGTCATACAACAAAAACAAACACACCAATTTTTAGTGAAAATTGGGCGGCAATTTCACCAACAAAAATAAAATATACAGAAATGCCGGATGCAGTTAGCGTATATCAAAAGTACTTAAATACACTTTACAGAGCCGCTCATTGCAATGCTGGCAATCAAGCAAGCATTTGCAATCCACAAGGATCAGACAGTTGTAATTTTAGATCACAGTACGTTAAATACGAATACTGTTATTGTGACCCAATTCCAGGCAACCTTGAACCATTAAATTTTACAACAAATCAAATTATTGATGTAGAAATAATTCCAGCAGCAAGTGGTACTAGTCTAAACTATAAAGCAAAAACGTATAGTTGTGCTTCATCCGGCTGTAGTCCATATTTAACCAGCGTAAAAATGGATGTTGGTAAATTAGAATCTGGACAAGTATTTAATCCAATAACAGTGAATACAGTTACTAACGATACCGGTATAAGTACAACAAAACTATTTAATTTTGAAACCGATCCTGTTGTAGAAAAATATGGAATACACGCTGCTGCTTGGCTAGAAGCAACAAATCCAGCACTACGACAATTACCGATTATTGGTACAGAAGAAGATCTATTAAATCTAGATGAGTTTGGTGTGTCTTTCAACAGTGTCGGTCTACAATTTGCTCCCTCTATTTTAGGAGAATCGGCTTCTATTGACACTGGAAATATTCAAATATTTATTCGTCCTAACATAACTCCTCCTTCTAACATAGCAGATAATGGTGGAGACCCTGGATCTTTCATTACTGATTTTTCTGGAACAATGTGGGTTGTTAATGAAACTTTAACCAGAGCAAAGGTTGTGTCTATCGGTTTGTCTGATTACGATCCGTCTGGTATATTGTTTAATATAAACGATGCCGATTTAACAAGTACTGAATGGTATAGTGAAAGTGGAATTTATAGATTGGCGTTTAAAATGACAGTAACAGCATATCTTGGCACTGATGGTCTTGGTGACCCGATTTACAGAACACACACCAAACTGTATTCATACGGTATTGCCGGTGCAAGTACAAAGAAAGCTCCAAGTAATAAAACTCCTATAAAGAATAAACTATTAAACGGTGAATGCGTTTCTCTAGACTGTTCTCAAGTTCAAGCTCTTTGCGATTCTTTAACGGACTGCTAATATGTCAATACAATTTAGATCAAGAATTTCTGGACAATTTAATCCTCCGACCATAATAGATAAAAATACTATTGGTTGGTGTTGTGGTGTTGGTTCCAGCACAAGATCTCAGTGTGATGCTGTTAGTGGATATTTTATACCAACGGCAACAAACAGCAACGACTGTCCGGTAGCAGGACCCTGTTTGGTTGGATTAGTAGGCTCTATGTCTGGAAGTTGTTGTCACTGGATAGAAGACAACGGAATTTATTTACAAAAATGTGCGGACACATCTTCTAAATTGGAGTGTATAAATTTACACGAAGGTTCTGACGAAGGATTGGGATACTCTTTTTATCCTGGTTCTTCTTGTATAACCGAAGGTGGTAATATAGTATGTAATAGCGTAACTATAAAGACTCAGGATTTAACTTCTGGTTGTAATCCAGACGATTCTACCGGGTGTTTTAGTTCTTTGAGGTCTATAGGAAATTGCTGTACACAAACACGAAACGGGATTGATTGCACCATAACAGATAGAGAAAATTGTTATGGATTCTGGTCGCCTCCAGTTAATGGCGTTCAGTCTTGTGTAAATAAATCTCCATGCTCTGGTGTTTATTTTTCTGGTTTAAGTGGTGGAGTAGACCCAGCCAGAGCATCATTAACAACCATCTCTTCTTCTACAAACCCCATAGAAACCCTACCATCAATAGGAGAATTATATCAGGGTGGATTATATGTTGGTATATTTTCTCCCGGTACTCCTGTCAATACTATAGGTTCTACAGTTTATGGAAACCAACTAACAGGAGTTCCATCAAATTATAGAGCCAGAGGAACTGGTCAGGGAACAAAAGAAAAATCGTGGATACTTATCGCATGTCCTTCCGATTTTACCAGTTTATCATACAACACTGAAGCCGAAACAACAAAAGAAATAAGCTCTTCGTTTTATGATGGTTTATACAACACTTACGATTCCACTATATCAGAAAATAATAATTTACTGTACAGAATAAAAAATGCTACTCTAAACGGATTTAAAGACTGGTATTTGCCCAGTCAAGATGAACTGGCATTTTACTTTAAAAATATAGCATACGGGTATTCTATCTCCGGATTTGAAGGGCTGGACAAAGAACAATACTTAACGTCTACTGCATTTACTGCAAACGGTTTACAAACTTTTGATGGAATCCGGTTTATGGTTTCTCAAATGGCCGATTCTGCCCAAAATTACGGTAAAACAAATGCAATTTACAGAAAAAAATCATCGGGCATAAGATTATTCAGAAGAATTTATTTAGAGTCGTGATATATACTTGTAGGAGTTTATATTATGGGATGTGGATGTAATAAAAATAAAGATAATACTAATAACGGTCCTGAGTTTCGTAAAGAAGGCAATCCAGAAGATCTAAAGAATATTCTATCTAAACGGATAGGAATGGTTCAAAGCTTTGCCACAGCTCTTGCGTCTCGTGGTCTTTCAAACACTAAAGTAAATAAACCAGCAAAACAACTACGAGTTCTTAGTTGTTTTGGTAACCAACACCAAGGCGGCGAGCTACCTGCGTGTGAACACTTAAAAGAAAGTAGCACTCCGGGAAAGTATTTTTGCGGTGGCTGTGGTTGTGGCGATAAACCACACACTTGGTTGATGGCAGACGGCGAAGAGTACAGCAAATTAGACTATCCTAAATTAAACTGCCCGTTAAACATGCCTGGTTTTACTAATTATCAACCAAGTAAACCAGACGAAGCAAACGAGCCTATCACTCGTAGGCACTACATTGAAAATATGGATTATGGTCTAGTTGCTGGCGTTCCTGTTACTCTTCCTGAGCAAAAACAGGCACCTCAACCACCACAAAACCAAACACCACCAAATACTGGTTCTTAAATTTAAAATTGCCATAAATACTTTGAAGGAAGTACTATGGCAGCACCAAATTCAAGACAAACCATTATCGAATATGCTTTTAGGCAACTAGGAGCTCCGGTTATTGATATAAACGTAGACTGGCAACAAGCCGAAGATCGCTTGGATGATGCCCTACAGTATTTTACCGAACGGCATTTTGATGGTGTTGAAAAGGTGTTTTTTAAATACCAATTAACTCAAAATGATATAACCAATCGTTACATAAGCACAGAGGATATTCTTTCTCCTAACGAGGTCGATGGCCCAACCGGAAAAGAAATAGTGTCTGTGATTAAAGTCATGCAGTTTGGTCCGTTTACAAACATCAACATGTTTGATATCCGATATCAATTAGCCTTAACAGACTACTTTGGTATTAACAGAAACCTTAGCGGAACATATTCTATGGGTCTTGCGTCTTACGATGCAACCAAACGATACATTCAGTTAATCCAAGATATGTTTCAACCAGAAAAAACAGTTAATTTTAGTAAAGTAACAAATCGTTTATATCTGGAAATGAACTGGGGTGAAGAAACTAAAGCAGGTGATTACATTTGTATCTGGGCGTATGCTGCTCTTAATCCAGAAAAGTATACAGAAATTTTTAATGATCGTTACTTGAAGCGATACGTAACTGCTTTAATTAAACGTCAATGGGGAGCTAATATGGCCAAGTTTGACGGCGTTGCTTTACCTGGAGGCGTTGTTATGCGTGGTGGCCAAATTTACGCCGAAGCAAACAACGAAATTGCAATTATTGAACAACAGATGCAACGCGAATACGAACTACCAGTCAATTTTATGACAGGCTAATATGGCTACAAATCCATTTTTTAAAGATTATTCTGGAGAACAAGATCTCACCGAGGATCTCACCATCGAGATTATAAGGACGATGGGACGAGAGATGTATTATATTCCCAGAAATATCGTAGAACTGGATAAAATTTTTGGTGAAGGTAAACGAGTAAACTATAAAAATGCAGTACCTTTAGAAATGTATATTGATTCTGTAAGTGGGTTTCAGGGCCAAGGAGATGTAGCTTCTAAGTTTGGTATTGAAATTAAAGATAATGTGTATTTAACTTTATCTAAAAAACGATTTATACAAGAAATACAAACTCGGTTTCCTACCATAACAAGACCACGTGAAGGTGATCTGGTATATTTTCCTCTTTCAAGAGCAATTTTTGAAATTAACTTTGTTGAGCACGAAAATCCGTTTTATCAACTGGGTAAACTATATTCATATCGATTAACTTGTGAGCTGTTTACCTACGATCAAGAAAACATGTCCACTGGCACCACGGATATTGATGCTATACAATCAGAAACACGTCAATACACCTACAGATTTACTACAGGTAACGATTTGAATGGTATAACGCTAAACAACTTCTACGCAGGCGAGGTTGTGTATCAATGTAATGGTATAACCGGAGCAAGCTGTACTCTCGATAATGCAACAGGAACTGCAGTAGTTGCGTTCAAGCCAAGCGGCATTACCGGTTACGTAGAACTGATGAACATTACCGGTTCTATAACCACCAGCAATACACTCAAGGGAGTTGACAGCGGAATTGAAGCAAACGTACTGGTTGTTAACGGTCAAACCACCAATCTTGTGCTGGGTAGCAGTGAAGACCGAACTCCAGCCGGAGATAATGATGTGCTTGATGCTGAAAGAGTAAAACTAGACATATTTGATTTTACTGAGAAGGATCCATTCTCTGAGGGCAACTACTGATGTTTACACATTTTAAAAACGATTCTGTACGAAAACTGGTAGTTGCTTTTGGTAGTCTTTTTAATAACGTTAAACTTTTGCAAAAAGACGAAAATAATAATGATCGGTTAATTCCTGTTCCTCTTTCATACGCAACTAAAGAAAAATTTGTCAAACGTCTAACAGAACCGAGTTCTATTAGCGATAAAACTCGTGTAGAAATTTCTCTTCCAAGAATGTCTTTTGAATTAACGGGTTTGGTATTTGATCCTACCCGTAAATTAAATAAAATGAACAAACGGGTTTGTAACGATGGAACCAACGGTTCTAGTATGTTTGCCGAAGTTCCATACAATTTTATTTTTAATATAAACGTTTACACCAGAAATTTAGAAGAAAATTTTCAAATAATGGAGCAAATTTTACCATATTTTTCTCCTGAATTTGTGGTATCGATAAAAATGAATTCTATGCACCAAAGTGTAGACGTTCCAATTAGCATAGGACAAACCACATTAACTCAAGAATATGAAGGCGATTTTAGTACTAGACGATTTATTGTTAGTACTTATCAATTTATAGTAAAATCGTTTGTATATGGCCCGATAAAGACAGATTACATAATTAAAGATATAGATATTACACTTCTTCAAGAAGGATCAATTGGTATAACATTTTCGTCTGAATTTGGTGCGACTGGATAAATAATTATATGGAATCTTCTGATATTATTTCTAAAACTCTAGGAATAGAGTTTAATGGACCGACAGATATTGTAAAAGCAAAACAACCAGAAACAGCCACCAGTGGTGTTAGTTTGGATGCAGATTTTAATTATGTTCGTGATAATATTAAACAATTAATAGGAAATGGATCTGATGCTGTTGAAGAAATATTAAAAGTTGCAAAAGCTGGCGACTCTCCGAGAGCGTACGAGGTTTTAGGACAACTTTTAAAAACTGTTTCAGATATGAATAAAGATTTGATTGATCTTTACGATAAGACCAAGAAGGCTAAAAAAGAAGAAGTAAAAATAAATCAAACCACAAACAATTCTATTTACGTTGGATCTACAAGTGAGCTTCAAGATCTTATTAATCAAGACAGAAGCAGAAGAAAGGCTCTGGACAGTCAGAAGTTTTTAGACGATGGGGTATAAAAAGAAAACAGGATATCTGGGTAATCCTAATCTTAAAGAGATTGGAACCAAGATAGAATTTACCAAAGAACAAGTAGAAGAGTACATCAAGTGCTCTCAAGATCCTGTTTATTTTATTAAAAAATACATTAAAATTGTGACTCTAGATAAGGGTCTTGAACCTTTTCATCTTTACGATTATCAAGAAGATATTGTAAACACAATACAAAACAATCGCTATGTTATTGCAAAACTTCCTCGTCAAACAGGAAAAACCACAACTACAGTTGCGTGGATGGTGCACTATTTGGTGTTTAACCAAAATGTAAATATTGCTATTCTGGCTAACAAATTAAAAACTGCCATGGAAATTATGAAACGCCTTAAAGAGGCGTATGAGTATCTTCCAAAATGGTTACAACACGGTGTGGTTGAGTGGAATAAAACGTCCATTCAGTTAGAAAACGGATCTAGAATTTTAGCATCTGCAACCTCGGCTTCTGCTGTCCGTGGTGGTTCGTATAACGTTATTTTCTTGGACGAGTTTGCCCACGTTCCATCCAACGTGGCTGATGAGTTCTTTAGCTCCGTATATCCTACTATTACCTCCGGTCAAACCACCAAGGTTGTTGTGGTGTCTACTCCTAATGGATTAAACATGTTTTACACCTTATGGCAAGGAGCAACACGACCAACAGGAGCGGAAGGAAAAAATG